TACAAGCGAGGTAACGTACTAATGGGTGCTATTAACGTAAAACACACAGGCTCAGGCGCAGATATTGCCCTGTCGTCTGACGGAACAAGTCTATTATTAGACGGTACAGCTATCGGTGGTGGTGGTGCTGCGTTAGAGCTTTACGCAGAGAACCCAAGTAGCCCGATAAACCCTTCTGTCACTGGCGACAATGCTGTTGGTATTGGTTACAACGTAACAGCCAGCGGGTTTAGGTCTCTGGCGATGGCTGAAAATTCTGTTGCGTCTGGCACTAGGTCCATAGCAATAGGCTTAGGTTCCGACGCCACTTCAACACAAAGTTTGGCTTTGGGTGCCCAGGCTCAAGCCGTTTCTGGCACAGATGCCACGGCCTTCACGAAGTCCCGTGCCTCTGGAGCCTCCTCCTTCGCAGCAGCTATAGCAAACAACACATCAAGCTATGGTGCTACTGGTGGTAACTCATTGGCTATTGGGAAACAGGCTAAAGCAACAAACTCAAATGCATATTCGTTTGGTACAAGTTCTCAGGCTACCCAGTCCTCTGCGTACGCTTTAGGGTCGAACGCTGTTGCGTCAAGTACTTATGCATATTGTCTCGGTGGATTTTCTACGGCTTCTGGTCACGGCTCTTATGCTATTGGCACATCTGTTTTGGCCGCTGCACAATATTCTGTAGCAATGGGTCGCAGGTCTAAGACGACCATAGAAGGTCAATTTGCATTTAGTGGCGAGCAGTTTTCCTCGCTAGGTGATAGCCAAACATCTATTTATGTTCTTAGGTCTGACACCACGGATGCTACACCAGAGGCCATGGCAACTGATGGGCCTAACACCACACGCAACACCACCAACCAAGTCATCCTCCCTAACAACTCTGCCTATGCCTTCCACGGCACCATTGTAGCCCGTCAGCAAGCCTCACAAGGCACCGCAACGGCGGCATGGAAGGTCGAGGGCTTGATCCGCAGGGAAGGTTCGGCAGGGACGACAGTACTAGTCAACAGTGCAACCACTATCCTAGACAACACACCTGCTTGGGGCATGGCTCTCAGTGCAGACACAACCAACGGTGGCCTCAAGATCGAGGTGACTGGAGCAGCGGCTACGAACATTCGTTTTGTCGCTACAATTCACACGTCCGAAGTGACGTACTAAAGGAGCCTACACAATGGCAATTCAAAACACAATCGCAGAAGGCTCCAGCCAATACGGTATCGCTTTCAACAACGCTTACTACCGCATAGCAACGGCTGCTATCAGTCGGGAACGTGGCACTGACCCAAAGTTCTCAGTCATGATTGACCTGTCTGCATACGCAACAGCTACACCTACCGACGACACTCGTGAGGTAGATTTCAAACGCTATCACGCAAATCTGACTGAGGTTGAAGCATCTACAGGGGATAACTTCCTCGACAAGTGCTACGCTTGGGTTATGGCGCAGGACGACATGAACGGGAGCGTCGCAGTATAATGAGCATTGTCATCGACTACACAAAAGGTTTCTTTGAACCGTCGCCCGCTGGTGAAACAGTCGGTGACATAACCTCTAGCACCCTCGACCTGTCCACGGGCAACGTGTTCTCAGATGCACCCTCTGCCAATGTGACCTACGTCTTTAGCAATCCACCCGCTAATGGCTCCGCCTACGGCTTCACGCTCAAGGTAACGCCCTCTGCGACCGTAACTGTAACTTGGCCTACCTCGGTAGACTGGGCGGGTGGAACGGCTCCTGACGCCCCTGCAAGTGGTGCTACGAATGTATACACGTTCTACACTCAGGATGGTGGGACGACCTACTATGGCTTCCTTGCTGGTGTGGCAATGGCATGAGTGTTTCTAGGTTAATGCAAATGGCACAGGCTGGTGTTCCTGCTGATGACATGATTGTAGAATACGTTTCAAGTTATTTTATACCTTATTTTTCAGGGACTAGCTTTTCACAATCGGTAGATACGGGGACCAACACATACGCAGGATATACTAGGTATGTCCTCTGCGCTCACGGAAACTTAAACGCCTTTGGCACCACGATTTGGTCGGGCAATACACCTACGCTGGGAGGGACAAGCACTACAGTCATTGCAAACCTCATCTCAAGTACCTCGTACCTTTTCGGTTATGTGTGGTCCATCCAAGAGACAGCTACTACAGGTTCGCAAACCTATGCGTTGACCCTAAATTCAAATTCTGCTGGTGCAGGTATCTTTGTGTTTAACGTGTTTGTCAAAGGCGGGGTTCCCACTCTTCACGACAGCGATACTGCAACAGGCAGTGATGGGGGTATTAGTTTGTCTGTGCCTGAAGGCCTAAATGTTGTCCTTATGGCCGCTATCCCACAAAACGACAGTATCAGCATTGGCGGCACGGTAGGTATTACTGACTCTGGCAAAGTTGCCTCTGGTGATGTGAACTCTGGGGAAATCGCTACAGCAGCGTTCAAAGAGGATGTTGCGAGCGGGACAAAGACTATCACAACATCTGGAGGTCAGGGGGTATCCGTTGTCACAGGTATCACACTTAAATTAACATAACAGGAGATTGATATGCACCTGAAACTTACAAACGGCACCCCAGCCACATACACACTGAGACAACTGCGCCGTGATAATCCAAACACTAGCTTTCCGAAGCTGATACCTGATGATCTTCTGGCAAGTTATGACGTGTATCCATACACCAGACCTGCGGTTCCAGAATACGACAGCCTGTCTTACGAAGTACAGGACGGCAGCTTTGAACAAGTTGATGGTGAATGGTCGTTGCCATACGTTGTTCAGCAGCAAGAGGATGTGCGCGCTAAGCGAAACATTCGTTCTCGCCGTGACGGCTTACTGTTTGAGAGTGACTGGATTGTAATCAAATCATACGAACGTGGAGCCAACATTCCAGCAGAATGGGAACTGTACCGTCAGGCACTCCGTGATGTAACTGCACAATCTGATTTTCCATACGAAGTCACTTGGCCGACTAAGCCTTCCTAGTAATAACCGCAAAACATAATAAACAGGAGTAGTCATATGGCTAACCAAGACGCATGGCACGTCTCTAAAAGTGTGCCTGCAACCCTGCTTTTAGGCTTGGGTACTCAGGCCGCAGCAATCGTTTGGACGGTAAGCACAATGCAAGCTGACATCCAAAGTAACACCCAAGACCTCATAGCCTTCACATCCCGCGTGATTAAGGTTGAGGAAATGGTTCAAGACCAAGCTGTCTCTATGGCACGGATAGATGAGAATATTATGCACATTCGAGGTGCTGTAGAGAAGATGGCTGGCAAATAAGGAAACCCCCCACATGAAACTAGACCCAATCGGCAGTATTGTCGCTGGTCTAGCAGGTGGTTTAGACGACCTTTTTACATCTGATGAAGAGCGGGCTGCCGCTAAGTTGAAGTTACAGACTTTGATGCAGCAGCCTCACATCTTGCAAGCAGTAGCGAATATCGAAGGTGCCAAGCATCGCTCGGTGTTCGTTGCTGGCTGGCGTCCAGCTATTGGCTGGGTTGCCGCCCTTGGCTTGGGCTATCAGTTCCTCGTCTTACCATTTGCTGGCCTAATAAACGCCTTCCTCGACCTCCCCGCAGAACTACCAAACTTGGCAGGGGATCAACTAATGACGCTCGTACTGGCCCTACTTGGCTTAGGCGGTATGAGGACATTCGAGAAGACTAAAGGAGTGAGCAAGTGAAGCGTAACTTCGACCACAGTTTAGATATGGTGCTTGAGCACGAAGGTCTCTTTGCGAACCACCCGTCCGACCCTGGTGGGGCCACAATGCGTGGTGTTACTAAGCGTGTATATGAAGACTGGCTTGGCCGCAGTGTGACTGTAGACGACATGCGTGGCCTGTCCGTTGAGGACGTCTCCCCCATCTATAAGAAATGGTACTGGGACAGACTGAAGTGTGATGTGCTACGGGATGGCGTGGACTTCTGTGTATTTGACCTTGGTGTCAACGCAGGAACTGGACGTGCCGCTCGTATGCTACAGCGCTGTGTGGGTGCCAAACCTGACGGTGCTATTGGGCCTAAGACACTAGCGCTTGTAGATGCTACTGAGGCACGTGTTCTCATAGAAGAGTTTACGAAGAGGAGGGAGGCGTTCTATCGGCGTCTCAAGACCTTCAACACCTTTGGGCGTGGCTGGTTGTCACGTAATGAAAAAACACAGATCGCTGCTTTGGCAATGATCCGTAAGTAACCCTGGTAGACCATTTTAACTACCAGTCGCGATGTCTAGGGGCGACTTAGGGTTCCCTAGACCTTTGAAAGGAGGTCATCCAATGAACTATGGACTTGATCCCAAACAAACTGATTTTACAAGAAATGGATTGTAGGTCGCCATAAACTGATTGGTCCGTGGCGACCCAACTCAACACTGGTTAGGACTACAGTTGGCGTCCCGATCAGTGTTTTTTCTATGTTTGTTCGTTCTGTGTTCACTATTTGTCTATATTGACCCAAGTGTTTTCCAGGCTGTATTATAAAGGGTACTTTCGAGTACAACGGGGGAAGCCGAGTGTGCCCTAGTATATAGGACTGCCGACTTCCCTCACCTTGTAGTATACTAACATGTTAATATGCCATAATGAGACTTATCAACCCCCTAAATTATTACTCTTGTGTTAAAAGTATTACTCTTGTGTTAAAAGTATTACGCTTATTTTACTGATCGACTCCCAAATCATCAAGTACGTCTGAGAAATAACACCAAGTCTCGTTGATCCAGCGGCGTTCAACAGTCTCAAGCCACACATAGTATCCTGCAACCTTCACTGGGTGCCAAGCGTACCAAGAGTGCCAGTAGCGCATTTTGTTGACTGCTGGTATTATCATTCTATCGGCTCCTGTCTTAACTCTGTTTGGTATATACCTGGTTCAGAAGACAGCGCACATAAGACATCAATTAGTTGTTTATTGGTAATTATACAGAGTTGGTGTTCATTAAGTTCTTCAGAGAACTGACGTATGAATACCGTACCATCTGTTTCAACATAGACCTCTAGGTCTTCCAGCTTGGCCTCTTCATCCATGGTCGTGATTACTACAGAACCATCGGGCTCGTCTTCTACAGTGAACATATGTGTCCCCCTGTTAAGTGTTATGGTGTAAGCAGTTTAGACACATGCTTAGGTGATGGGGAGGTGGTTAGATGTCCACGATTTCACACACGCCGCTTACGCAAGCTAATGTCTGTGAGCCCTTGGTGTTATCTTCCATCTCAAAGTCCGATAGTTTGGACCAGTCGATTGCCTTAGGCATCTTAGCCAAAGCAGCCTCGTACTCAGCTTCAGTGCAGTCCTGATAAGGTGCCTGAGCATACGTGTGATCAGTCCTTGGCAAGAAAGAAACACCAGACATTTCGTCAAAGTGCTTCCAGACATATGCACCCACTTCTGGCCATTCATCCTCACTCACAGAGACAGTCACTGAGGGCTTGTGGCACGTATAGTGACGTTGGTATGCCAACCACATCTCAAGCTGCTCTACGCCGCTCATATCGTTCCTAGTGACCGAGCCTTCTGGTGCTTTCGTAGGGAAGCTGAAGACAGTCGTTTGGTCAGGCTTCCTAACACATGGTTCTGATGGAATACCCTGTGCCTGGAGGAACTGTGTCAGTGGGTCTTTGTTGTCCCCACGTACTGTACGGATGTAGAAGTCTGAGTGACGTGCATGGATGCCTGAGGCAGAGTTTACCAAGGAGCTAACCGTCCCACTTGGCTTGACCGCCGTTACAGCAGCAGACGTGTTGATGCCCAGCTGTGGTGCGTAGACCTTGTTGGTGTCCACAGCAATCTTACGCCACTGTTGCAAACGTCCCTCAAGACCAGGCACTTTGCCGTTTGTCAGACCACAGTCCATGATGCCAGTCATAGAGACACCCAGCAAAGCTTCCTCTTCAGTGTTCTTGCGCCAGCAATCACGGAGGTAGGGGAAGTTGGTCATGGTCGCTTGGATAGTACCTAAGATGGACGCTAGGCGTATCTTACGACCAATGTCATCTGCACTGTCTGTAGAGCGAATGACTGCTTCCGTAAGGTTGCAGAACTGACCACCTGTGCCTGGGATGCCCCGTAGGTACGTTTCGCCAGTCAGGTGGACTGTCTGCTTCACTAGCTTCTGCCCTCGCAACACGATCTCACTGCAAGGGTTGGTGCCGAACTCCCACATGTGGTCACGGATACCCTCGTTCTGTGCCTTAGTTGCAGCTGCCTGACGGTTGAAGATACCACGTTCACCAGAGCCTGAGGCTGCTAGAGACGTCCACTCACCCATGAAGTCTGTGACGGATGGCTTACTCTCGTAGGCGACAGAGTTGTTGGCTAGAGCATGGTGTCCGTTAATGTCCCACCATCCGATTACTTTGTTATCCAAAAGGTTAGTACGGTTCCACTGGTCTGTGTTGGAGTCTTTCTTGTAGGTAACAGTGTATTCTTCCGTGTCACCCAAGTGGTCAAAGACATCCACAAGGTAGACCCAAACACTGTCATCCTCTGTCAGTAGGGCGTGAGACTTAACCTTAAAAGAAGAGCTCTTTGCATCACGCATGTATTCGTCTGAAAGGTCTGACAGAGAGATCATAGCACTACGGCGCACACCTCCAACCACTACAACCTCACCGATCTTACACATAATACCGTGCGCTGCTAATGGTGTCAGTTTGCGACCTTCTGCCTCCGTAAAGACACCGACTGTGTACTCGAACAGTTCAATCAGCGGCGCTGGGCCAGATGCACGGCCACCAAATGTCTTTAGACGGGCACCAGCTTCACGGACAGCCGACACATCCCACTTCGGAACATAACCATCGTATAAGCACTCGATCAGCTGGCGGTAGGCATCTGCCCACCCTTCTTTACTGTCCTCAACCGCGATAGTTACATCTTTGTAAACTAGGGCAGGTACAAGCGGCAGGCTCTTGACGTACTTCTGTTCGACGCTGAATCCCACACCCGTGCCATTGAGCAAGATGTATAGCACCTCGTCAAAGCAGCGTGGATGGTCGATGGGGGTGTAAGAGCAATTGTAACCTGCCGTATTGTCCCGATTTAATGCTAAACCTGCTGTCATCAATGCTCTCATGGACGGCATGACCTCTAGTGAAAGGATGGCCTGTTCAATCTCATTAGCTAAAGACTTGCTGACCTTGTGTGCCACAACATTTGTGACGTAGCGGTTTACTGTTTCTGACCACGTTTCACGGCGTCCCTCTCCTTCGATCCACCGTGCATAACGTGACGTGTGGATGAACGCTTGGTAATCAGTTGGTAGGTAGTTATTCATTGGGGGTTTTCCCTTGGTTTTCTATTTGTTTTTGTAAGTTGGCCATGGCTCTCCAGGCGACTTGCACCCAGTCCTCGTCCAAGATGTGCCTGTGCATTGCGTCTAGTTCGTCACCAGACTTGCTGCGGTCCCAGTTAAGGGTCTCAGCTGTTTGACCGTGCTGTATGCCACCCGCTAACGAGAGCTTGGCGACAGCTGCTATTGCGTCTGGGAAATACTTTATGAAGCCCGTATATACAGGGATTTCCTTACGCTCTTTGGCGTCCTCAGGTAGGCCCACAGTTCCATAGAAGCGGCTCATACTGTGGCCTCATCGCAGAGGCACAAAGCCTTGTTCATACGGGTGCGGTTGTAGGGTGTGATGGTGTGGATTTTTCTATGGTTCCCACGTCCGTTACCCATCATTTTATAGCCTTGGTGAGTGATAGCGCCGTAGTTCCGAAGTTTAGTGAATGTCTCCCTTACGGAACTTTCCATATACCTACCGATAAACGGCTTCATTAGGATTTCAGTGTCGTCAGGGATCAGCTGTATTTCCATGGCCAAAATGTAGTGCTGTGAACGTGTCGTGGGGAACACCTCACTATAGAAGCCTGGTGTGCCTCTAGTAGACCCTGGAGCTAGGTACTGTCGGTCAATAGCTTTCTCATGTTTAAGGACCATCTGTCCCCATTCGTACTCTTGTTCTGGTGTCATCTATTGGGTTCCCATAGTTTGACCGCTTGCTCATCCTCATCCCACCCATCAAAGCGTAGGATTCGAGCTAGACGTGCTTGGGTCAGCGCGTATTCAGCGGTTAAGTTTGCTTTTTGATAGGCTTGGACAACAGCGTTCCAATTCGGGTGTGACCCCAGTATCTTCTCAGCTGTCTTTGGTCCGACTTTAGGACAACCTGCGTAGCCATCTGTTGGATCGCCTTGCAGTGTTTGTGTGAGGAAGTAGCGGTCAGCCTCTTCGGGGCTAATGCGCAAAAGTTCCTCTGTCACAGGTCTGTAGAGTACAGAGGGCACTGACTTCATGTCCTTGTCGTCTGACACCACGATAGCCTTGGTGCCTTGGACTGACCCCAGAATACCCATGACGTCATCGGCCTCTAAGCAGTCCACAAGGATGTAGTCGAAGGTCTCTTTGACCCACTGTACTAGGGCAGGGTAGCCCACAGGCTTGCGGACTTTCTTACGTCCCAGCTTGTAGGTAGGCTCTACTTGTTTTCGGAAGTTGTTAGTTCCCGAAAGCGTTATGACCACATCCTGTACGTCTAGGACTTCCTTGAACTCCTCTAGTCGATTGAGGAACGCCTTTTTAGCAGCCTTGAGATCAGTCGTTAGTGACCATATGTCGTCACCCCAGTCAGTCTCTTCTTCACATGAGGCGGCTGCACGATAGAGGTACAGATCGCCATCAATCAGTAAGGTTGGTTGGTGGTATGAGCTCTTTAAGAACTTCATCTATCTCTCCTTTAACTTCCATTCCGACGTCAGTGATGCACCAGCGTGAACCCCAAGCGTCTTCGTCTATTTTGGTTGTGATGAAGCCCTCCGACGCAGCAATAGCCACGTGGAGAGCCCCTGTTCGAGCGAAGTCAGATTTAACGGTGAAAGGTGAACGCCATGCTCGGTCTAAGGTGATGTAGAGAGCCACAAGGTTCTCTGTGTAGTCATCAACCTCAGTGGGTGTCAGCCCAAGTTCGTCCCACGGAATAGTCGCAGTCGATGGGGATTTTAAGTCCGAGAGTAACGCCTGACGCTTTCGCCATTCGTCTAGAGATATTACCGACATCTTCAGCAATTTCCTTTGTTCTACAGGCAATCTGCATCTCATCATGGACCCAGCCCACAATGTATGCGTCTTCACCGTACTGTTTCTTGAGTTCGTCGTAGGTCATCATGACCCAGTGTTTTGACACCAGGCTTCCGCATGACTGGAGTAGCTGCGAGAGGCAGCGATGCTCAGATCGAATGGTTAGCTTACGTCCGTCGATGGCTTTGATGTAGCCACGTTTGTAAGCAGACTTTAGGTTCTTCTTGAGCGTAGCAAACGCAGGGACAGCCTTGTCGTAGTTGGCCTTGAGCTCTTTGCCCTTTGCAGCACCACCGCCAGCGATGGCACCAATTAGACTATCACCCCCACCATAAAGCGTAGCGTACAACCACGTTTTGGCTTGGGAGCGCGTAGCTAGACCCGCAGCTTTTTGGTTAAAGGTATGTATGTCACCATCTAATATCTGCTGTGCGTAGATACCCTTATCGTATGGGTAGAGGTAACTAGCCAAGCAGCGTACTTCGATCCCAGAAAGGTCCGTACCGAGTAGGCACCAGCCCTCTGGAACAGTGAACAACTCACGACACTCTTTGCCGTAGAGTGACCCTGTGCTGGGCACTTGTCCCAAGTTTGGAGACTGGTGTGCCGCCCTAGACGATGTGGTCCCGTTAGATACTATTCGATGCCTAATGCGGCCATCATCATCTAACTTCTTCAACCAACTCCCTTTACCTTCTGCCAACATGCCTATGCGCTTCTGTAGTAAGAAGAACTCAGCAAGACGTTTGGCTTCGGGGTAGGGGAGTTTACCCAAGGTGGTCTCGTCAATCTTAGCTTGACCGCCGTCCGTGAAATACTTGGGTTTCCATTTGTACTTGTCTATCAGACACTTAGCGATATGCTGACGACTGGAAGGGTTGAAGTAGACTGTCTTGGACTTAACGAACAACTCGTCCGCTTTGTAACCAAGGGTCTTGTTGTCACGTTTGGGGTAGAAGTCTTCAGTCACTTCCCATGGCTGGAATAGTTCCTTTAGCTCTTCCTCAATCTTATGACGCTTGGTCGCAAGTAATGCGTATAGCTCTGTCGCCTTACTTTCGTCGAAGGTCCATCCATTGCTGCCAATCTCCTTACATATGATAGCCATACGATGTTCGAGGTGGATGGATTGCTCTGAGGGACCAGTGCGCATCAGGTACTTGTAGAGGGTGTCAGTAACCTTGGTGTCTTGCACACAGTACGAAAGCATTACTTCACTGAAGTTCTCCCATCCGTCTGAGTAGTCGTCCTTAAAGTCACCAAGGCGTAGGCCCCAAGACTTTAGACTGTGTTTGCCCCAAAGGAACTTAGGGAACTTGTCGATAGGGACGCCACGTTCTGCATCTTCTGCATACATTTCATGCTTGATGAGCCTAGAAAGCACCAAGGTATCCGTCACCTTACCAGAAGGTGTGAAGTCGGGATATATTAACTGTATTGCAGGGATGTCGAAGTCTTGGATGTTGTGTCCTATGATCTCTTCGGCTTCCGCCAAGAGTTGAACACCCTCATCAATGTTGTCTGGTCTAAAGGACCGAACTTCGTCTGTGTCTGGCGATCTTAGGACCAAGCAGTGTATGCGGTCCATCTTATCCAGTAGGCCATTTGATTCTAGGTCAAATACCCATCTCAGCGGTTGTCTCCAGAGCCGCCCAGAGTGCCACGTATCTCACGTGACGCAAGTTTCTCAAGGTTCATAACAGCCACGTCATTTAGGCTCAGGTTTAGGTCTCTAGACAGCTGGCTACAGTACCACAGTACGTCCCCGATCTCAGCGCCAATGTCCACACGTTGCTTGTCCGTTAGGAAGTTGTGGCTACCTTGGAAGGTAATGTCTTGGTCACGCATCAGCTTCTTAATTTTTCCTAAGACTTCACCAGCCTCAGATGCAAGGCCAATGGCAGTGTAGATAACAGGATGCTTGTAGATAGCTGTGCCAGCGGTTTCAGCTTGGTAGGCATTTAGTGTTAAGTTTTCCAACAGTCTCTCCTTTTATGTAGATTAGCTAAATCCCAACCTTCAGATAAGTTTCTGCTAGTTGGGTTTTTGACAGCGTTTAAAATGGTATAAAGTCGTCAACAGATAGGAGACGGCCTTTGTCTCTATCGTACTGAAGCTGACCAGCGGGACCGACTTCCCCAGTTTGACGGTTCTTGAGGACCACAATGTTCCGTAGTCCTGCTGTGGGGTCTTCACTGTCTACCTCAAGGCCAATACAGGCATCAGACAGCTGCGCGATGCTGTGGCTTGACCGTAGCTGCGCCAGTGAGACTTTAGCCCCACCTTCGTGTCCTGTGTCACCGCTTGGTCGGCGTAGGTGTGACACCAGTATGAGCGCCAGGTCTAACTCAGAGCACAACACACGAAGCCTGTGAACGATGGAGTCAACCATGGTTCTCTCGTTTGTTGTGTCCCCAGTCATACCTGAGATCAGGATGCTCAAGTGGTCTAGGAACACTACGTCACAGCCAAGGCCATGCTTCATGTACCTTATGCGGTTCTCAATAGTGTCCAACGACGTCGAGCCGAAGTGGTCGAACAGGTACAATGGGGTCTCTGACAGTAGGTCGTCAAAGCCCTGATGTATTTCTGCTGTAGTAGCTGCGTCATCATCAACCGTGATGTTCTTATTGATGTGAAGCCCCACAAGGCCCTGTGCTGTACGCTTGGTGGACTCCTCCAACATCAACATACCGACTGTGAAGCCATCTTGGTGTATCTTGTAGGCCAACTCTCGCACTAACGTGCTTTTGCCAACACCAGAACCTGCGGCGATAGTTACTAGCCCCGTTCGTATGCCTTTGAGCATGTCGTTAAGTTTAGGGTAGGGGTAGTGGATGGGACTTTCGGCTTCTTTCTCTGCAATGGTGTCACGCATGTCACCCATAGAAACGATGCCGTCTGGTCTGAATGGCTGCGCTTGGTGGATTGCAGTAATGATCGCCCCAGCATCACCAGCCAACAGAGCCTCGTTCGCATCCTTGTAGGGCAGGTATGCAATCTTGGTTTTACCTAAGGGCAGCACCTCGGCACATGCCTTAGCTGCTTCCACACCCGCTTCATCCTGATCGAAAAGCAAAATGATCTCTTGGAAACCAGACAGGTAGTCCATCTCTTTGAGTAGGTGTTTCTTGGCTGACTGAGCCCCATGAGGAACTGAGGTCGTTGCAAACTTGTGTTGCTGCACTTGGGACACCGACATGCAGTCGATCTCGCCCTCTGTGACCACTAACTTCTTGCCAGTAGACCACAAGTTCTGAGCAAAGAGGCCCATTCCTTTAGCGTCTCCGACAACGCTGAATTTCTTGTCACGTGTGCGCACCTTCTGTGCAACTGTAGTTCCGTTCTTGTCTTTGTAGTCTGCAATCTGGACCATTTCCCCGTGCATCACACCCACGCGGTAGCCAAACTTGCGGCACGTCTTCTCAGTCAGTCCACGCTTGCGTAACTCAACGAACTCTCCCGACAAGAGGTCGCTTCGTGTTTTGGGTTGTGATTGTCGTAGTGGTTCGCCATCTCCAGCAACATAAGTCTCACAGCTAAAGCACCAGGTACTGTTGTCGCTGTAGAGCGCATTGGCATCACTTGAACCACAAGAGCTGCATGGCTCATGACTGACGAAATCAGCTTCTGTATCTTTGTTTTCCATTGTCTGTCCTTAAATAGAAAAAGGGGCGACCTAAGCCGCCCCGTTGCTCTCACTTGTTTAGGCACTCGTCTATCCACGCCTGTGGAATGACTTTGTGCGCCCATCTGAAACCCTGCTTGTCACAGTAGTTGGCGTAGGTAGTCTTGGAGCCCTTGTAGAGCTTTGCGGACGCGTTACTGAACACAAACCTGATGTCGATGTCTGGGTGTTGCTTCTTGACTAGCAGGTGTTTGGCCCTGTCTTGGACCGTCCAGAGCCCTTTGCCCTCAAGATACCAAAAGCCATCTAGCTTAGGCATCTTAAAGTCGGGTGTGTACTTGCTGACCCGTGCTGGCACTTGATAGGCAATGCGGTCCGTCTCGTAGACCACAGCTATGTCGTTAGCCTTCATTTGCTCTGCAAGTGTTTCCTCTAGCCCTGACCTGTAGCCATTGGCCAGCCCACGATAAAACGACCTGTTGCGCTTTGGGTATTTAGAAATCGAAGTCGTCCGCAGTCACACCAGTCTTCACTGATGTATCAACTTCAACCGCGTCCATTGCAGCATCAATCGTGAAGCTACCTTCGATTGCGTCAAAGCCATCATCGTCACCAGAGAACCCTGAGGATACCTCCACAACCTGCACCTTATCAAGCATCAGGCTTAGGCCAGAGGTGCCAGAGACTGTGTAGAGGTTAAAGATACCACCAGCACGGATTAGGCTACCGCCGTTGATCCTTGGAAGAGCGCTGGGCACGATTGGGTTGCCAGCTGTGTCAAAGAACTTTGGCAGAAACTGTGACTGGACTTTGACCGACACTTCGCCAGTCTCATCATCGACAGTGTAAGGTAGGCGGATGTTTTTCTTGTTAGCGCCAAACTCTTGCTCGACAGCTTCCTTAACAGACCGCACAAAGTCTTTCGCTTCGTCCTTAGACATCACGATTTCAGTCTTGTACTTAGGGTTTGCTGCATCGAAAGCAGCGTCTGGAATGTTAAGGTGTGGGTATTTTGCACGTCCGACAGGGGACATGTACTTTTGTTTCTGTGCCATTCTTTAGTCGTTCCTTAGTTTTAGAATAGAAAAAGGGGTGACACTAAGGCCACCCCAGAGGACAGGAGGAGATAAGAAAAACAAACGGTGAAAGGGAGGAAGTCCGCTTGTTCTTCAATAAAGGGACACTCGGTCAACTAAAGCAAAACTCGCTCATTTTGACACCTTCGAGATCAAGTGTCCCCTTGGTTGGTATGCCTACACCCAGATCATGTGCAGGGTTCGACAGCTGCTGTCTAATCTCATCCTCGAACACCTCATAACGACACTGCCCTGCATACATGGCTGCAAAGGTTTCTCTAACTGTGTCGAACAAGTCCCATGTGTCTCCAGACATCGAAAAGCTGTCATGGATCATAAAGAAATCCTGGGCTTTGCCTTGGTCCAGAAGGGCACAGATAGTCAGGTGAACGTGTGCCGCATCACTACCGTGGATAAAGTTAGGGGAGATGCCGTTGATGTGAGACTTTACGTCTGACTGATCTAACTCCTCACGTAATGAAACTTTAGTTCTACTGCGCTGATTCACTGCACGGTCATACAGGAAGATTTTAATCTCACGACGTTTAGTCTTCTTGTAGTCTTGTGAGATTGGGAAGCCGCTCGGAGTAGTCCACCGAACAGCTTTGTTTTCACGTGCAAGCGCTTCTGCGGATGTTTGCAGGTAGTGCATAGCCTCAGCGACATCAGGCAACGTGCCCTGGATGCTGTCATAAGCAATCTGAGCGATAAACCGTGCCGCCTCGAACTGCCCTTGCTCAGTAGGTGCGATAGGGTGCTTGGCTAGTTTACCGTAGGCGACATCACGTTGCAGTGGTCTCATCATGTCCTCCATAAACTGCTCAGTCATGCCAACAGGCTTCGAAGAGTACCCGTAGGTCATCACGCTGCGTTTCATGGTTGATCTGGTGATACCGTAGTCCAACCAAGTCTGCGCAAGATGGCCGATGGTCTGACTATCGTCACGCTTAGGGTTGAATGGCTCAGGGTTGCCCACCATCCCCTCCAGTATCTCCACAACACGCCCTGCATTGGTATTGTAGATGTCCGCCATAGTGTCCGAAGGCTTTAGGTTTACTAGGGCACCCTCAGGCTCTGACTTGTTCATACCGCTGTAATGCTGAACACCACTATTGGTGCCATCAAGTGACAGCGGCACAAAGCCTACAAAGGCATCACCCTCCTCGATCAATCTTGCATACTCAAAGACAGCAGCAAGGAACTGAAAAGGCTTGTCCGCAGTCTTCCACAGATCGAAAGTTGACCTGTAGTCCTTGGCAATACCCATCAGCATGTCGTGGTTGGTGTCAGTCCACGCTGCACGGGCATCTAGAGGCTCTTTGGACACTTTGTCGAAGTCACCCACGTTAGCTAGGTGTACCTTGAGCCAGTAAGCGTTATTGCCCTCGACCCTGTAGCCTCTGAAGTAAGTGAAGAGCGCCTTGATGTGGTCATCGCGGTGGTAGTTGAACGCTGGTATGAAGTACATGCGACCACGGTAATCAAAGTTTACTGGTAGGTAGAACTTATCGTGGACAGCTAGTTCGTGGGCTGTCTGTAGGTCTTGGCGCATAACCTCAGCAGCACCCTTGACCTGGCTCTCTAGTTTCTGGTGACGGCGCATGTCTGCCTTGATCTCATGGAAAACCTCAGGATCTAAGGTCTCCCAGTTCTCAGGCATCCGTGGTCTCTCAGGTAAAACAGACGTAGGGAACTTGCCCAGCGCCTTCTTCTCGTCCCAACACCATTGCACCACCTCTAGAACAGCCTCATTGATCGCCAGAGGAGTCGCCTGGAGGGCGTTAGCCGCCCTGACGTAGGTAGGCTCCCCTTTGGACATAGCGTGTCTGATAGCGCTCTCTTGGTCTGTGGTGGCCTGTCGTACCATCTTGACCGTAGAGGCCAAAAAGTCGTCATGGTAACAACCAGTATCAAAGTCCACCCAAGGCTTAGGTTGTGCAAGCATTGGTTTGTAGACTGGGGCCATCCAGCTTAGGTATCTCTCGTCCTTGGCAAGCTGCTCCTCTGCCTCTGGTGTAAACTGTAGAAGCAAGGCCCTTGATGTAAGCCCATTGACTTGCAGCAGCTTTACGAAAACATCAGAGAACTCAAGCACAGTAGATAACACAGGTGCTGCAAGTTTAGTCCTGCGCTCCTTCATGCGCT